GCGGAAGAAAGAAAGGCAGCTAAAACAAAGTCTGACGAAGAGTTTAAGGCTGGGCAAGGAGAGAAGAGAGATACAAAAATAATTACCTTACGAAAAGATATTGATAGTGATCCAATCACAAAGTCATATATTGAATCAAGAACAGCTTTTAAGGCAGCAAGGCAGCTTGCAGAAAGAGATTCGATCCCTGCAACTATTGCGCTCAAGAAAATAGCAGAGCGAGTTTTTAACCCAGGCAATCAAGTTACAATGCAAGAATTGGGGTCATATAACTCAATCATGCCTATCTTTGAAAAGTATCCTCAATTACTTTCTTCTCAATTAACTGGCAAAAGCAATCTTTCTCCAGAAGCTAGACAAGAGTTAGTTGCGGCTGCTGAGATATTTATTGATTCACTTGGCAAGTCATATAATGACAAAGTAAATAATCAATTTGATTTTGCTAATCGCCAAGGCTTTACAAGTAATATAAAAGACATTGCTCCAGTTGATTTGCACGTTCCTCGTTCTGAGGCAATTAAGGGTGTCCAAGCCATTCAACAGCGACTTGAAAAGAATAAAGAGCTTATTGCTTCTGGCAAACCAGGAATGTCGGCAACTACTAAATCTGCAATAGAAGCTGAATATACTCGTCTTAAAGGACAACTATAATGGCAACGCTAGAAGAACTCTTGGCACAAGCTGATAGTGAGCTGGGGTCATCTCCTTCTGCCATGCCTACTCCTGTTAGTGCTCCAACAGTTACGTCTGCAACTCCATCAGTTTTAGGAAGCTATTTAACAGGAGCAAAGCAAGGAGTTCTTGATTTACCAGCTAACATATTTGGAATGGTAAAGGATGTTGGAGAACTTGCTAGTGAAGCATTTGTTCCAAGTGCAACCAACCAAATTAAAAGAGAGTTTGAAAGACAGCAGCTTGGGTTAAGTCCTTTGCAATATGCGCTAATGAAAGTTGAGCGTGGCGCTGAAACTGTTGGCCGTGGAGCTAGTCAAATAGCTGGAGCAGGAGCAGGAGCGATTGGAGGGCCAGTAGGAAGCGCAGTTGGAGCTGGACTTGGTGACGTTGCTTTCACGACTTTAGTTGATGCGCTTACTGGCAAAGCTCCAACTTCATTAGAAGAAAAAGCATATCAAGCTGGCTATGGGACTGGAGGAGCAGCAGGAGGAGAGTTCGCTGCTCGTAGACTTCCAAGTGTTATTGAAGCATCTCAAAGAGGGACAAAGGCACTAGAAAGAAAAGTTACAGAAGCCGTTGGCCCACAGACCTATGAAGGGGCATTAGCAGAGCTTGGTAAGCAAGAAACGATTAAGCGAGCATATCCTGAATCTATACTTGCTCAACGCATAAAGGAGATGAATAAAACTCCTATACGAGTTCAAACAAGCGCAGAGCTATACCCAACTGGCCCTGGAGCAATGATTGAAAAGGCTATTGCTGGGCAACCAGAATTTCAACTTCCATATAACGCCCTTCGTTCTTCGGCAGAAGAAGTAGGATCTAAGAAGTTGCTAGAATCCATGCTACCAAGCAAAGCAGTACTTGAAGCTCCAGAAACTCTTGGAGCTTATGAGCTTGGAGAAGTTAAACGTGAAGCACTTGTTAAAGGTGATCAAAACTTACAGGCAACCATAGAAAGCCTGTACGCTCCTATTGATAAGAAATACAGCATTAAAAAGTGGGGACCAGCTAAGTCTAATATCACCAAAGCTATAGAAACTTATGCAGGTGGGGACAAATACGTTACTGGAGATTTTAGAACTTTAATTGAGGATATTAGAAGCAAGAAAGAATTTACTGTTGGTAATATGCAAGTGCTTCGCTCAAAGGCACTTTCGTTTGAGCGTGGATTCAAAGATGCGGGAGATAGAGGTCTTGCAAAAGTAGCAAATACTGTCGCAGGACAACTGCGAAACATGATTGAAACAACGCCAACAGGAGCTTCTGATTGGAAGGCAGCTAACGCAGCAGCAGCTCCATTATTAAAACTTCGCAATGAAGGACCGCTTGGGGGTGTTTTACTTGAAAGAAACCTTACAAGCGAAAAGCTGCTTAACAAAGTAGCGGCTTCTAAATCGTCTGTTAAACAGTACCGAGAGTTAATCCAAGACGATCCCTCTGGTGTTGCTGCCTTACAAACATATTTTGTTAATGAGCTAACCGCACAAACTCCTGCCGCTAGAGCTGCCTACATTAAGCAAAAGAAGGGAGCATTGCAGGAGGCATTTGGTGGCGACTTTGAAACGCTGGATGCGCTACAACAGCAACAAAAGCGATATGCTCAACTTGCAAGGCTAAGTACTCCTCTTCGTGGTTCTCAAACTGCACCACTTGCTGAATTGTCTCCTAAGATTGGGGCACTTGTTTCTAACAAAGTTGCTCAATCCCCAGGGCAATTAACAGCAACGGGAGTAGCTAAAGGGTTAGTTGGGGCATTAGTTGGCCATACTATTTTACCAGGCGGAATAGGCGAGCTTCTAGGCTATCAAGCAGCCCAAAAACTAGGGTCTCCTTTTGAGCGGTCATCTAGACTACAAAAACAAGCTCTTTACGATATTGCCACTAACCCAGAAAAAGCTATCAAAGCTCAACAATTAGCAAGGGCGTTAGAAGGCAAAGAAGCTCCTGCTTTCACTTCTCCTGTTACTACCTCTCAATTACAGCAAGCACTAACTGGGGCAACTGGAGCGGGGGCTCTTTCTCTTCCTAGAACTGAATCTGTTTATAATCCTTATCAAAAAGAAGAGTTGTTGCTTCAAGATGTTGAAAGATTGCTAAGAGAAACTCCCTCTGGGAATCCTTTAGAAAAAACAAGTGCTCCTGTTAAGCAAAACATTAGCGCATTGATTGCAAAGCAACCGCCAATTATTCAAGCGATTATTGACACTGAATCGAGCGGAAACCCAAACGCTAGAAGCGAGGTTGGAGCAGTTGGGTTGATGCAGCTAATGCCTGGGACTGCAAGAGATTTAGGAGTAGACCCATTAGATCCAGTAAAAAATATTGAAGGTGGTACACGATATTACAATCAAATGCGAAAGAAGTTTCCTGATATGAAAACAGCTATCGCAAGTTATAATTGGGGTCCAGGCAATATGGCGAAAGCCGTTGCAAAGGTTGAGGCAAAAGGGCTGAAACCAACTTGGCAAAACATAAAGAAATATAATTCTGTACCTACTGAAACTAAAGAGTACGTCAATCGAGTAATTACAAAGTTAAATCAACTAGAGGCATAATATGGCTTGGAGTGGCGGGACATACCGAAAAGGTAACTATAGCACAAACGGATGGACTGGTGATGCATCGCTAGGTATTGGCATTGAGGCGGGTCGTCATGACACGCAAGACGATGACTTCATGAATGGCATTAACCAAACTCTTAATAAGGATGGTAGTAATTCCGCCACTGGCAATCTTAACATTGGCAGCAATAGATTAACTAACGTCTCTGCTGGAACAGCTAGAACTGATGCGATTAACCTTAGCCAAGTACAGGATAACTCTTTGCTCTGGGGTGGGACTTCTGGTGGAGCCGCAAACGCTCAAACGCTTACCTTAGCTCCTATTATTACAGCGTATGCAGCAGGACAGCGATATTCGTTCCTTGCTGGATTTACAAATACTGCGGCTGCAACATTAAATATCAATGGAGTTGGAGCAAAGAATATCTTTAACGCTGCTACTGGTGCTGCCATTGGAGCTGGAGAGATTGTTGCTACTCGTGCGTATGAAGTTATTTATGATGGCACTCAGTTTTTGCTGCTTAACGATGTAACGCCAATTCAGAACGGGGATTACATCTGGCTAGGTACTACAGCCGGAACTGCGACAGCAATGACCGCTTCTGCTACTCCCGCAATTACAGCGTACAAAGCTGGTCAAAAGTTTAGGATGCTTACTGGCACTGCGAGCACTGGCACAAACGTCACGGCACACACGCTTAACGTAAACGGACTTGGCGCAAAAAGCATTAAAACTTCACAAGGTGCTATCGATCCAACAATCGGCGATTGGGTTAGCAGTGGATTGCTTGAGTTAATTTATGATGGGACAGTTTTTCGTATTATTAACGCTGCTGGTGCTTGGGCAACTTATACACCGACACTAACTCCAACTGGAGGAACTGCTTCAAGCATAAGTTTTGTAACCGCTGTGTATCAAAAATACTCTCGCATTTGTAATTTTCATGTGTATGTTACATGGACTCAAGGAACTGCTACCGCATCCAACGTAGCAATTACACTTCCAATCGCAAGTTTTTATAACAATTTATATATACCTTCTATGGGTACGAGAGCTGCTGCAACAACCGCAACTGGATTTGCTTTAACAAGTACTGGAGGCACAGTTGTTAATTGTTACAATTATGACCAAGCAGTTTTCGCAATAGGCGGCAATACAATTTTAGTAACTGGTTCATATATTACAGCATAAAGAATTTATGATTTGGCAAGATTTGTTAATCCTTCCAATAGATGAAACTAATCCATCAGATGAAAACATTAAAACTGCAATTCGTGGCTGGCGTAACCGTGAACTTGCGGCTTCTGACTGGACGCAACTACCCGACGTAGACCTTGCAAACAAATGGGATTGGGCAGTCTATCGCCAATCATTGCGGGATATGATGGCGCAGAACGAAGATCCTAAACTGATCGTGTTTCCTGAGCCACCAAAGTGAAGCTCAAGCTAGTACGAGTATCAGAATACAAGGACGCTACTCTTGGCGTGTTGTGTCTTGATGCTCGTCCTATGTTTGTTACGCTTGAAGACCGTTGGTTTGATAACGAGAAGCAGATCAGTTGCATCCCTGCTGGCAAGTATAAAATCCGTCTTCATAATTCTCCAAAGTTCGGCAAGGTGTATCAGGTATGTGATGTACCTGACCGCAGTCATATCCTCATTCATGCTGGAAATACTAAAGAGGATACGCATGGATGTATCTTGCTTGGCTTGATGTATGGAACGCTTGGAACAGAAACGGCTGTGATCTCTAGTCGTGCTGCGTTCGCTAATTTTATGACTTCAATGATTGGCGTAGAACAAGCAGAGCTAGAGATTTATGACGGATGGTAACATAACTGAATTGCGCTATTGGTTAGACCTGCTGATTAAGGGGGCAATAGGTATTGTTATCTCGCTGGTAGGAATGGACTACCGACAGGTTAAAAACTCATTGAAAGAGTTAGAGCAAAGCAAGTACCAGCTTACTATGCACGTTGAAGTCATGCAGCATGAGATGGGGAGTGTTAAAGACCGTCTGCAACGCATTGAGCAGAAGATTGATAGGATACTGGAAAAATGAGAGTCCTAGTTGTGTTGCTAGCATTTATGGCTACAGCACAAGCTCAGGGAGTTAGTTACATAGGTTTGTGTAACCATTCGTGGAACTGCAATGCTCTTATGCAGACCTGGAAAGGTAGGCCAATAATTACGGGTTGGCTGGCTGAGTCATTTGGAAGCCGCTGTCAGTGTGCGGATACCGTATTAAAGAGCAAGAAAGAAAAGACCATTCGGGTGCACCTAATTAACTCGCCATGTATGCGAAACAATAGGTGTGAGAAGTCTGATGTGCTTTATAAGCAGTCTATAGCTTCTGCCAGCCGCAAGATGGCCAAGCCTCGGTCTGACGTAAGGCGTAAGTTTAATCGTGTCCTAGGGCAGTTTAAGAGACAGCTAGAGGCTTCTAAAGGGCCACTAACTTGTTATGTATCCCCTTGTTTAGAGTGTGACCTTTATGGACCAGCTCGGAAAGCTATGTTTAGTGCTGTATCTGCTGCTTTGCCTGTTTGTATCCCTGTGGACAATCCACTTAAAGGAAGTTGTCTACCAGGAGCGGTCTGTGAGAGGCATGGAAAAGATCCAGGACTTTCTGCCCCATGTATCGCAGATTTGGACGGCGAGGAGCTGTATAATGATGTTGACATAAAGCGTTATTATCGGAAAACTAAGCAGTGCGACCTACGGATGTACTGGTCGTCGTGGATGAATTGCAACGACGTAAAAGAATCTGCACACACGATACACCCCTCACGCTTCACACTTCCTTCTGAGCGTCGTTGCGATTCGTCTTTGTCTAGGATTACTAAAGCGGGAAACATCGCATGGAAATTATTATCGCCTCGATAATTCGTCACCTTCTTACGCTTGTTGCTGGTGGTCTTTTGACTGTTGGCGTATCTGAAGCTGAATCACATCAGTTAGCAGAAGCCGCAACGCCTGTAGTATCTGGAGCAATCCTTTACGGCGTGTCTCAAGTTTGGTCACTCAAAGATAAGAAAGCTCGCTAAATAAGCCGATAACGCTTGTATCTTAGCTTGCTTGTCTCGGTAGCTGATACGCTACGTTCCACGCCTGTGTTCTCTTTAATGTAATGCAGGACTGCTTGAAAGCGTCCTTTTCTATCTGCATCATCGAAGTGAAGTTTGAACTGTTCTTTAGCTTCCTTGCGAATACTTGATGCTGCTCCAGGTCCATCTTCATAGAGTTGTTCTGCAAGGTACTCTAGGTTAAATGGCTCTGGGTCTTTGGTGAAGATAAACCAACGCAGCCTGTTGAACTCGTATATAGCTTTGACGTTGAACTGGCTTTTTCTATCGTTATCGTAGGTTTCGTAAGGAACCAAGTTGCCGCTTCCGCTGCTACATAGCTTATCAAAAAAGAAACAGTAGTCTTTTAGTGCTCGCTCGATAACAGCGAACCATAGGTTACGTTCAGGGGTTTCGTTTGAGGGAATATCTTGTTCTGAGAAAATCATGATACGTTTCATAACTTATTTGATACGTATTTGTTTATGATTTCGATTGCATCTTGAGCAGACCAACAGAGCACAGCGTAGTTCCCGACTGAGTTTAGCTGTCTGAGAATTGCCATTTGCTCAGGTGATGCCTTATTTGGCTTAACCTTCATCTCGATGTAAAGCCCTGAGTATTTATCGTTTGATACTGGCACAACAATGTCGGGAATACCTTTCTTTAACCCAGCTCTTTTGAGTGCAACACGGCGTGGTATAGAAGCTCTACGCTCGTTTGGGACGTGGAACGCTAGGGCATACGCTGGGTTTTGAGATTCCATGCAGCGGCAATAGTCAAAGAACGCAAACATTTCCAGTTCCTCTGGCCCATGTTTGAATTTACTTTTCCCTGCAAAGCGTTTGGAATTCAATTAGTGCCTCACGTTCTTTTGGAACATTCACCCCAAAGCGTTTAAGTACATCACGATAAAAGTCTTGAGGATTACCCGATACAATTAGTTCGGTATCCTTTCCCGCTGCTATAGTAATCAGAAACTTACGTCTTCGGTAGTATTTCTCTGCCAACTCATCTTTTATAGCATTGATGATTGTATCTTTGGCGTGAGATTTGACGTGGCGCATGGCCTCAAAGAACTTTCGTAAAGCAGTTCGGTTGTCAAACTCATGAGCTAAGTTAATTGGATGATATTCAACAAATGTTCCATTTAGATAAAAGTCTATGGTCTTGTTGTAGCCAACGCCCACCTGGAAGGTTGACCCGTTCTTTAGCTCAAAGTTTGGCACATACTTTTCAAGCATCATCCCACAGGCATACTCAGACCTAGAGGCAAAGCGTATGGGAGTTTGAGGGATAGCAGGAAGACGAAGTTCTTGGCGTTTGTCTGGCTCAAGCATGAGCGCAGTATACTG